AAACTTGTGGCGCGAAAACCATGCGGCGGGTTGCCCTTCAATATACGAAAACCCGCTAGCCATTTGTTGCAGTTTGTTCACCACCACAGCGGCGTTAACCGCTATGATTTCTTTTTCTTCGTAATACACCACAAAGTCTTTCTTCATCTCTTTGTACTGCTTCATGTCCATCGCGCATTTGACTGGCACAACGTTAAGCGGAGGCAAAGTATCCATATACTCTTGCGTGTCGATAAGATACGTTGCAGGTTTAATTTCCGCCATTACGTCACGCAGTGAAGTAGACTTGGCTACCCATTCACCAAAGTCTTTATTGAGTAGCACAAAATACTTTTGAAGAAAGGCGGTTTTGGATTTTCCGAGTAGCGCTGCGTCCACTATCTTGCACTGCCCAAACACGTCCTCAAGTCCGTTGCTGGTAAACGAGCCGGTAAGCCCCCATTTAATCTTGAAGTCTTTGATACGCGCAAACAGCGCTTTGAAGCGCTTGCCTGACGGGTTCTTCAAAACAGTCAACTCGTCAAACACCACGCCATCAAAGTCAGGCAATGGCGGTAGCGTTTGCAGCGTATCGTAATTAGTCACCACTACCTGTGACGGCGCGTCGAATGCTGTCAATCTTTGCGCTAACGAGCCAACGGCTATAGATATTGTAAGACTTGGTGTCCACTTCGCCGGCTCTATTGTCCACACGTCCGTGCAGACACGCTTTGGCGCTATCACTAAGAACCGGCGTACTCTGCCCGTGTCGAGCGCCTGCTGCATGGCGGTTAGCGTTATCGCTGTTTTGCCTGCCCCCACTGGGGCGAGAATCATGCCCTTGTCTATTTGGCTCAAAAACGCAACAGCTTCTATCTGATTGGGTCTTAGCATTGATAAATTTCCATCTTAAATACGCCGTTTGTGGGTGGTCTGCCATCATTGGGATGGTGCAGCAGGGGGTATAGCATATCCATACCCCATTCATCGTTTTGAGCTTTGGCTTCATCTATCCCGCCAAGGTAGCACAAAGTCGCTAACCTTCAGGGGGATAAACGGCACCGTATCTAGCCATTTAAGCAAATTCATGTAGTTTTCCATATCTTCGCCACGAAGGCCTTTAATGGTTGGGTCTTGGTCTACTGGGTAACCTTTAAATGCGTACATTAGAAATTCTCCAATTTGATTAGTCTGTCTAAATACCATCTTGCTTTGCGTAAATCTTCAACACCGCCTTTTTCTCTAAAGCGCCATTGATATTTAAAAACATTACCGCGCAGATACCCACGAAACTCATCTTGCGTAAGCATTGCTTCCATCGCGTCGATGCACTGCATCTTGTCGCCTTGATAATGTGCTGGCGCGTTTACACTATCGCTCTCATGTACACTGTCACCTCTTAACATCTTTTTTCCCTATCTGTTAGCGTTAAAAAATTGTTCCGCAAAACTTTGCGGACACAACGACCGAAAACTCATATCGTCATTAACCAAATCTGCAAATTTTAAAAATTCTGGTATGTCGTATATTGCTGACTTATGTAGAAAAGCTAAAGACGGTTTACCTCTATTTGGTCTAACGTATAAACTGTCATTTTTTTCTACGGTATCCCAAGTATATAGTTTTTTCGGCACGTTAAAATCACCCCATAGCGCAGTCTTTTTAGTCCAAGGTGAGCCATATTCATACGGTTGATAAACTAATTTTGGCGCACCTAAAAACTCTTTAAGCCTGCCCGTAGCTGGGTTTTCTATTACCGAAAATACAGGGTTACACTGTTTTATAATTCTAAGGCAGTGGTTAACTAAAAACATACCTTCTTCAACGTCGCCATCACCTTTATTGTTTGCCCATTTAGCAAAAGAAAACTCAGTGCAAACAGGATTTGCAATCACACCATAGACATTTTCTGGCGGGTTATAATTTTCAACACCTATATCTTTCCCTATTTTGATAGCTTCATAATCATCGTGATTAGCATAAAACCAACTGTCAGAGCCAATATCCGCGCAAAGGTGCAAAATTACTTTTTTTAGCACAGCGTCATCTCCCAACGTTTAGGCACTAAATAGTGCGTTCTTAGAAATTCCATAAAATGCTGATTACGTCGCCTGCCCATTGGGCGTTTAGGTTTGCTTCTGGTTTCTTCGTCACGTTGTTTTTTAGCCATCAATTTAGCGCAGTTTGCTTCCAGTAAACTTTTACGAAAATACGCGCGAGAGTATCCATTTTCTATTCGACGAATAAACGGCTCCCCGCGCATGAGCGCAGACACGCTAGGGTAGCGCAAATCGTTTTCGTCGCAAAAGTCAATCATGGTCATTTCATCTTCGCCTGCTTTAATAACCTTGATGTTGCTAATGCTTAGGTTGCACGGGTTGCCGTCTAAATACTCTACCGCGTCAGTATGCTTCGGATACCATCCATAAGCTAAAAACACGGCAATCTTCCACGCTAGAAAATAGGAGTGCATACCGCTTTTCTTGACGTTAATGGTGGCGTTTTTGTTTTTCCAATTAAGTGCGGCAGGCGTATTTGCGCCGCCTTTGAAGAAGTGTCCGGTGTTACTGTTGTATCGTATCGCGCTTCGAATAATCTCTAAATCTTTATCTTTCATTTCCACTTACCACGTCAAAGAATCGTAATCTGTCGTCCATCGTCAAGTTGTTTAGTGCTTTGTATAGCTTGCGCGTTTCGCCGTTGTGCTGACGTACCAAGCGCCGGCATCTAGCACGAAAGCGTTGCTCGTTTAGCTCGTTAATAAGCCCAAGCGTAAATACTTCGCTAGTAAATCTGTCTTTTAAGAAAGGGGACAACCCTATAAATATTTGTGAAATGTTCATCTTTGATGCCGTATATCATTAAAAATGGGTCTTCGTTCTTTGCAGCGGTCACATTCGCGGTAGCCAAGACTATTATATATGCGCCAATGGTCATGTTTACAGTCAACCGTTGTTGGCGCAGGCGTCACTGGTGATACGGGTTTTACTAATGACATAGCCAAAGTCCTGTTAAAAATAGTATCCCGATATAAAACATTAGCGCTGCAACGTCATCGATTTGCATTACCCTTCCTCCAGTGCGCGAAGCATTAACTTTAATTGCTCGATTTCTTTGAGGAGTTGAAGTTTAATTTTTTTAAGCTCCTTCTTGTTTTTTTGAGCCATTGTCAGGCGCTTGTATAATTCTTCTTTAGTCATTTTGCTACCATTTCCCCTTTGATGTTACGTTCCATTTCGTACACTGAATAGATGCGCCCATCGTGAATAATAAATTCGCCGATGGTCGTTTTGGTAATTTCGTAATAATGTCTGTGTGTTGCGTAAATTGTCAACGTTGACACAATCGCACCAATTAAAAACGCGCCGACTGCAATCCAAAGTAGTTCATCTTTCATTTTTTCTTTCCTTTAATTAGCGCTTTGATTTCGTCTAAATCGGTAACGCGCCACAAGAATGATGGTGCGCCTGCTTCGGAGAATCGTTTACTGCCGATTGGAAATACACCTGACCGGCGGATATGATAGTCCATGCCAGAGCGACTGATTTTATATTGCTCACAGTATTTTTTTATCGTTGTTTCAGTCATTTTACTGCTCCAATCCCGTGCGTTTTTTCAGCAAATAGAACGCCCCTTATAAAAGCAGCACATTCCATAGGATTTTCAGGCAAGTTATCCCAAATCGCATCTTCACTCAAAGGCTTACGATTTAAATCACGCTCTGCCGCTGCATACCCCCGTTGATACATTTCGCGTGCCGTCTGCGGTGGTTGTTTTTCGTTCCATTTATGGAGCATTTCCAACATAGAACATGGCCATTCAACATTTACTTCTTCTTCAATAATTAAAAGTATTTCTTTAAGTTGTTCTTTTGTTAATAAACTCATTGTACTGTCCCCGTTGCACTATCATTGCAAATTGCGCCAATAATGCGCGTCGGGCGTTTGAATAATTGATATGCGCCTACTGCAAAGTTATATTCTTCCTTTGCGTTGTTGCATGCTTGCATAGTGTCGTAAGGTATTGCAACGCTTGTGTACGCGATTACCTCATGCGTGGTTGTTTTGCCACGTTTGTCGATATTAGTATCAACAGTCAAAAACGATAATGTTAGTGCTAGTGTTGCGCTCATCTCATCACCTGCTTCATGATTTTACGAAGACGTGTAATTTCAGCAACAGCGTTTAGGTGCAAACGCGTCATTAGCAAAAAGCAAAACAGCATAATAAGGTATGCTAAATTGCTTTCATCGAGGTATTGTAAAAATTCAATCATTATTTTCTCTCCAGTTGTTAATGTCTTCTTTGCTCCAAAGACAAGCGTACTTTTGATTAAGTTTGCCCATGTCTGATGCAAAAACTTTTTGCAGTGCTGACAGCTTGCCACCTGCGGTTTTAAGCTCAATAAACCATGTACTGCCATTAGGTAAACACACGATTCTATCTGCCACTCCCCGACAAGCAGGGGAGGTGAACTTATACGATTTGCCGTCCATTTCTTTGACGACTTTTATTAAGTATTTTTCAATGTCTTTTTCTAACATGGCTAAAGTTTATCATTGCAAACTTTTCTTTGCAAACTTTTTTTGATATACTGCAATCTCATTAAACAATTAGAGAAATATTAGGAGGGAGATGATGCCCCTAACTAAATGTGGAAAGTTTTATTACTACGGCAGGAAGTCACGAGTGAAGATGATGGACGAACTAAACCTGCGGTACGACATAGATAAAGACCATGTAAGAAATTATTTAAAACACTTTTGGAGAAAGACAAATGACCGCAGAG